GAGATTTAATCGCAAAGTGGTTTCTTTGACGCGCGAATTCGCATTGGCGAACTTTCGGGAAAGAGTATAAACGGTTTATACCGTTTCCCTAGTGTTCGTAGTTGCGAACTGAGGTGAACAGATGCCGAGAGGTGTTGGCGGAGGGCGCAGGCCGAATATCCTGCGCGAGTTGACGGGCAAGCCGACGCAGGCGGTCATCCCGCAGCAGACGAGTATTCGCGTCACGCCGCTGCGCGCGGTGCCGAAGTGTCCGTCGTGGATCAAGGATGCTCTTGCAATCGAGCAGTGGGACGAGATCGCGCCGGTCATGATCGAACACAAGCTGCTGACGAAGTCGAACCTGCCGATGCTGGCGCTTATGGTCGCAACCTTCGGGCGGATCGTCGAGGGCTACACCGGGCGGAAAAATGGTTCGATTAATACGACGCTGCTTGCGCAGTACCGCTCGCTCGTCAATGATTTCGGCTTGATGCCGTGTTCGCAATTGCGGATACGCCTGCCGGAAACCCCGGAAAACGAAAACCCGTTCCTGCACAACCGGAAGGCGGCTTAAAACATGAGCGCTGCGGCCCCTACGAAGCGCAAGGCGGCGTCGAAAGCGGGGCAGGCTACACCCCCCCGCCCCTACGCCGTCCGCGACTACGTAGCGATTGCCGTCGAGTACGCGAAAAGCGCGGCGCTGCCGGAGAACAAGGACCGCTTCGGCCGCTGGATGAAGCTCGCCGCTGCCCGCTTCCTGCATGACCTGAAGCGGGCGAAGGGCAGCGACCCGCCGTTCCTGTTCAGCGACTTCGACGCCCGCAACCCCTGCGACTTCATCGAGAAGCTGCCGCACATTCAGGGCGCGTGGGGAACGCCGACGATTGTGCTGCACCCCTCCGATATCTTCTTCATTGTGCAGTTGTTCGGCTTCCGGCACGCCGACGGCTCGCGCCGCTTTACGGCGGCGCTGAAGGCGATAGCGCGCAAGAACGCGAAGAGTACCATCGCCGCCGGGATCGGCTTGTACTGCGAGACGTGCGAGGGCGAGAACGGACCGCAGATCATCTCCGCCGCGACGACCGGGAGTCAGGCGCGGATCGTCTTCGACATTGCCAACGCGATGGTTGGCCGCACCGCGAAGCTGCGCGAGGCGTTCAAGCTCGAAGCGCTGGCGAACGCGATCCCCTGCTACAGCAATGCCGGGACCTTCAAGCCGATCAACAGCAAGGCATCGACGCAGGACGGGCTCAACCCGTCGTGCGTGATCCTCGACGAGATCCACGCGCACAAGACGCACGACCTCGTCAACGTGCTGCGCAGCGCGGCCGGGGCGCGCACGAGCCCGTTGTTCCTGTACACCACGACGGAGGGCTACGAGAACGCGCTCGGCCCGTGGGCAGAGTTGCGGCACTTCGCGAAGCAGGTGCTGCTCGGGGTCATCGACGCCGATCACTTCCTCGTCGTCTACTACGCGCTCGACGACGAGGACCGGACCGAAGGCATCAAGGCCGACGACGACTTCGACGAAACGAAATGGGAGAAGGCGAACCCGTTGATGACGGTGAACCCGCTGCTGCTGAAGGAGATGCGCAAGGAAGCGCTCGAAGCGAAGCAGATGCCGGGACGCCTCGCCGAGTTCCGCATCAAGCGCCTGAACCGGGCATCGAACGCGGCGGGCGGGTGGATCAACCTCGTCAAGTGGCGCAACGCCAACCGGGCGCTCGACCTCGATTGGCTCAAGCAGTACCCGTGCTACGGCGGGCTCGACCTCGCCAACACCCGCGACCTGACCGTGTACCGCCTCGTGTGGATCATCGAGGAGACGATCTTCACGCTCGGCTGGCGCTTCGTCCCCCGGATTGCGGTGTTCGAGCGCCGGGAGCGCGGGTTAGTACCCTATCATTTGTGGGTAGACGGCGGGCACTTGATCGAAGCCGGGGACGAAGTGACCGATTACGACGCCGTGTGTAAGGTGATCGAGGACTCGATCAAGACCTTCAACGTGCAGCAGATCGGTTACGATCCATGGAACGCGAAGCAGATCACGGTCAAATTGAAGGATAAAGGGGTGCCCCTCGTCGAGTTTGTGCAGGGGCCGAAGAGCTTTCACCCGGCGATGCAGCGGTTGGAGCTTGCCTACGTCTCCGGCAGGCTCGTGACCGGGATCGACCCGGTGTTGAATTGGTGCGCTTCGAACATTGTCGCGCGGACCGATGCGAACATGAACATGGCCCCCGACAAGAAGCGCTCCCCGGAGAAAATCGACGACATGGTCGCTCTGTTAGAGGGCATCGGGATGGCGATACCGAATGCGATAACAGAGAACGTGGATGACTTCTTCGCCGATCCGATCATCATCACCCGCCGCTAACGGCGGCGCTGTAACCCCCGCGTTGGCGGCGGGGATTTGCATCTTCCTCGGGGTTGTCTGCTGCGTCGCCGGGGTGTACCTGCTGCTCGGCCTAGGCTACGCGCTGCTCGCGACTGCGGGCTTTTATTTTATCGTTGCATGGATGTTTGTGCGGGGTATAAACCGTGGCGGCTGAAACCTTGTTGTCAACGATGCTGCGGGGCCTGCCGCGCGGCGAGCGGCGCAGCGGCGGCAGGATGCAGGCGGCGCTAGCGAATTGGCTCGGGGTCCCGATCACGGCGAAGGACGGCGCATTCTGGAGCGAGTTCTTCGGCACTTCGTCGTTCCTCGGTAAGTCGGTAAGCGTCGATCAGGCGCTGCAACTGTCTACGGTTTGGGCCTGCGTGCGGCTGATCGCGGAGACGATTGCGACGCTGCCGCTGGCGCTGTACAAGCGCAACGCCGACGGCTCGCGCAGCATAGCGTATACGCACTCGCTGTACGTGCTGCTGCACGAGCAGCCGAACGCGGACATGACCGCCGTCGTCTTTTGGGAAGTGGTCGTCGCCTCGATGCTGCTTTGGGGCAATGCCTACGTCGAGTTGATCCGGGTCGGGTCGCGGCTCGTCGCGCTCGACTTCCTGTACCCGGCGCGGATGACGGTGACGCGCAACATTGACGGCAGCGTTGTCTACACCTACCGCGACTTGCGCGGTAAATCGCGGACTATCAACGAAGCCGACATGATGCACATTCCCGCCTTCTCGACCGATGGGCTGTTCGGCTTGTCGCCGGTCGTGTACGGGGCGAACGTGTTCGGGACTGCTATCGAGACGGACCGGGCGAGCGCGGAGACGTTCCGCGACACGCTGCGCTCCCCCGGCCTAGTGACGATGGACATGGTGTTGCAGAAGGAACAGCGCGATCAAGTGCGGAAGCACGTCAAGCAGGTGTCCGACGAAGGCGGCGTGTTCGTCCTTGAGAAGGGCGCGAAGTTCGAGAAGATCGGCTTCGATCCGGTGACGGCGGAACTGCTCGCCTCCCGCCGCTGGAACGTCGAGGAAATGTGCCGTTGGTACCGGGTCGATCCGGCAATGGTCGGCTACGGCGGCAAGGACTCGAACTGGGGCACCGGGCTCGAACAGAAAAATCTGTGGTTCATCACCTTCACCTTGCGCCATTGGTGCGTGCGCATCGAGCAGTCGATCAAGCGTCGCCTGCTGACCCCGGTCGAGCGCCTGTCGTACTTCCCGGAATTCAACATGGAGGGGCTGCTGCGGGGCGACAGCGCGGCGCGCAGCACCTTCTACTCGTCGATGACGCAGAACGGCATCCTGACCCGCGACGAGTGCCGGGTGAAGGAGAACCTCGCGCCGAAGGGCGGCAACGCCGACGTGCTGACCGTGCAGGTCAACCTCGTCCCCATCGACAAGCTCGGCGAGAAGCAGATTCCGCCGCCTGCGCCGCCGCCTGACGGGACGACGAACGGGCCGGATACCAATACACCTCCTGCGGATACGGCGAAGGCGTGGGAGAAGTTAGGCGAGCAGTTAGAGAAAATTCTGAGGAAGGAGCAATAGCCATGCGCAAGACGAAACGGAACCTGAAAGCGTTAGCCGGTGACTTCTCTACGCCGAAAGGGTTAAGCTTCGAGCTAGCCCCGCTTGCGCTAGAGCGATGGGCTCCGGACCTGAAGGCGGCGGCGACTGCGGCCCCGGAGTCGATCTCGATCCTTGAACCCATCGGCTACGACCCGTGGACCGGGGGCGGGGTCACGGTCAAGCGGATCGACGCCGCGCTGCGCGCTATTGGTGCCGAGAACGATGTAGTGATCAACGTCAACTCTCCCGGCGGCGACCTGTTCGAGGGGATCGCGATCTACAACCGCATCCGCGAACACAAGGGCTTCGTACAGGTCAAGGTCCTCGGCATCGCCGCCTCCGCCGCGTCGGTGATCGCGATGGCGGCCGACGAACTGCTGATGCCGCGCGCCGGGTTCCTGATGATCCACGACACTTGGGTGGTCGCGCTCGGCAACCGCAACGACCTGCGCGACGTAGCCGACACGCTCGAACCGTTCGATCAGGCAATGGCCGATATCTACGCGGAGCGCTCCGGTATCGATCAGAAGAAGGTCATGAAGATGATGGACGCCGAGACGTGGATCAACGGCTCGGCCGCTGTCGATCAGGGCTTCGCCGACGGGCTGCTCCCGGCCGACGAGGTGACGAAGGACGAGACGGCGAAGCAGGACCGGGTAGCCGCGTACCTGCTCGACATGGCGCTCGCGAAGGCGGGGATGCCCCGCTCGTCGCGGCGACAACTCATGCAAGAGTACAAGAGCAGCACGCGCGACGCTGTTGCTCCGTCCGGTACGCCCCGCGCTACCGAAGCAACAACCGGCACGCCGTGCGCTGCTGACGAGGTATTGACACTGCTCGAATCATTCAAACTGTAACGGAAAGGGAACGCTATGGATCACTCTGAGATGACTCAGATTCAGGCGGCGCTGAAGAAGATCGGCGACGAGGTGAAGGAAGTCGGGGAGAAGGCGCTCGCGGAGGCGAAGAAGGCGGGCGACTGCACGGCGGAGACGAAGGTCCGCGTCGATGAACTGCTGATCAAGCAGGGCGAGATGCAGGCGCGACAACTCGAAGTCGAGCAGAAGCTGGCGCGCCGGGGGCAGGACGAGCAGGCGCGGACCATGTCGCTCGGCGAGTCGATGGTTGCGTCGGCGGAGTTCAAGGAGTGGATCAACAAGGGCGGCATGAAGTCGGTGCAGTCGGGGTTCATTCACAACATCAAGGCGGCGATCACGAGCCTGCCGACGACGAACACGACGACGATAGGGGTAGCGCCCGACGTGCAGACCGGGGTGCTGGCGCTGCCTGCGCAGCGGTTGACGGTGCGCGACCTGATCTCGCCGGGGCGGACCGAGTCGAACCTGATTCAGTACGTCAAGGAAACCGGGTTCACCAATGCCGCCGCGCCGGTATCGGAGACGGTGCAGAAGCCGGAATCGACGATCACCTACGCGCTGATGCAGACCGCAGTGGTCACTATCGCGCACTGGATCAAGGCGTCGAAGCAGATTCTCGACGACTTCAAGCAGTTGCAGTCGAACATCGACTACCGCCTGCGCTACGGGCTCGCGTTGGTCGAGGAGGCGCAACTGCTGAAGGGCTCCGGAGTCGGCAACAACCTGAACGGCATCTACACGCAGGCGACCGCGTTCGCCGCGCCGATTGTCATCCCGGCCCCGACCAAGATCGACACTATTCGCCTGATGCTGCTGCAGGCGGAGCTTGCGCTCTACCCGGCGACCGGGATCGTGCTGCACCCGGCGGATTGGGCCGCAATCGAACTGACGAAGGAAACGACCGGCGGCTACATCTTCGCTAATCCGCAATCGCTCGCGACCCCGGCGCTTTGGGGCCGACCGATTGTGGCGACGATGTCGATGACCGTAGACACGGCGCTCGTCGGAGCCTTCAAGCTCGGCGCGCAAGTGTTCGACCGCGAGGATGCGAACGTTGTCGTATCGACCGAGAATCAGGATGACTTCATCAAGAACATGGTGACGATCCGGGCGGAGGAACGGCTCGGGCTCGCGGTCTATCGGCCGGAAGCGTTCATCAAGAACACGAACCTGCCTTCAACCTGAGTTGTGCTTTGACGCGCCATCCGGTCGTATCCCCTTCCGGATGCTTGTTCCCCCTCGGAGCAGTCTCCTCCCGCCTTCGAGGGGGTTTTTTCCCGGCTAGTGGAGAGAACATGAAATCGATTACGTGTATCCCGTTGACGAGTTTCGCGCACGGGCAGATCGACGCGCACGAGGGGCGACCGCTCGAACTCGACGCGGGTACGGCGCAGGAGTTGCAGAGCGCGGGCTTAGTGCGCTTCCCGAACGCGCTCCCGGTGCAGGTAGCGAAGGGGGGCAGCGACGCGGGAAAAGCTTCGGACGATGGCGAGGGCACACCGTCGTCTGCATCGCAAGCGGCCCTAGTCTTACCCGTGCCGACGTTGAAATCGTCAGAACGTGGCGCAAAGCTGACCCGCAAAGGCGCAAGGTAGCGGTCGTCGGCACGACGTTCCGCGACGCGCCTTTCGCGGACGTGCTTTACGCTTCGGACCTGAGATGGTGGAACGTGTACGGGGCGGACGTTGAAGGGCGGTTCCCCGGCGAGCGCTGGACCTCGTGCGAGTACCGGGGCTCGGCGGTGAACCGGATCGAGGCGCAGGAGAACGGCGAGGGGTTGTCGATGCGGCCGGGGCGCATCTACAACAACATGAACAGCGGCGCGGCGCTCGTCAACCTCGTCGCGCAATGGGGAGTGGCGAAGATCGTGCTGCTGGCTTACGACATGCTGCGCGGGGAACAGGGGCAGAGTCATCACTTCGGCGATCACGAGGGCGGGCTTCCGAACCTCGGGACGCTCGATCAATGGGCAGAGCGTATGCAACCGATTGCACGGGACCTCGAAGCGCGCGGCGTCGATATCGTCAACGCCTCGCGGCGCACGGCGATCACGGCGCTGCCCCGGCGCTCGCTCGCCGACGCGCTGCGGCCGAAGCCGTCGATGATCATCTCCGGCATGATGGGGCTCGGCGACAACCTGCATCAGCGGGCGGTCGTGCGCGCGGCGCTGAAGAAAAACGAGGTTTGGCTTGAGACGCCGTGGCCGTCGGTGTATCACGACCTGCCGGTGAACCTCCTGCGCAAGGCGACCGGGTTGCGCACGCAGATCAAGAACGCGAAGCGCGAGGACTTCGCCTACAGCACGCGGACGCCGGTACGGGCGACGACGCATCGGATCAGTTACACGCAACCGGACGTGAAGAGGGTCGGGACCTTCCTCGGGGCGATGGCGAAAACGTCGGGGGTCGCGGTCGAGCCGCACGACTTCCGGTTGCCGGTGCCGGAGGAGTGGGACCTGCGGCTGCAGGGCCTGCTCGATATCCTGCGCCCGCTGAAGCCGTTGCTCTTCTATAGGCCCCTTGTTGAGCGCGTAGAGTGGTCAGGAAGCGCCGCAAGGAACCCCGACCCCCCGGCCTACCTTGCCTTGATCCGCGCGATCAGGAAGCGTTTCTACGTGGTTTCCGTCGCCGACCTCGAAGAGGGCAAGGAGTGGATCGTCGGCGAGCGCTTCGAAGCTGATGCGGTGTATCACAACGGCGAGCTTCCCTTCGAACTGCTCGCTGCGCTCGCCGCCCGCTCGTCGCTGGTGTT